TTTCAAGGAGCATATATGTGGAATACATCATTAGTTGAAAATAATATATTTGTCATCCCAGGTTTTATAGATTATTATACTCAAAACGGTACAGAAATAAATTTGTTTGCTCCTATTAAAAAAGAATCATATGCTATAGAAATTAAACAGGGCGATCCATTAGTACACATATTTCCAATAGATAATCACCCCGTTAATATTATACCTAAATTGGTAAGTGAATTTGAACTGAAAAGACAATCAAACGCTCATCCAAAATTCACTGGTTCTTTTAAATTATTTAAATCAAGAAACAAAAAATAGTCATATTTATTAGTAGTAACACACTTAATTATTTATGGCAACTAGTGCAACCAATTGGAGAGATAGTATACAAAACTACGTAGGGGAAGATCCTGGTACTCGTAGCTGGAGTAATCTAAGAGATAAATCTTATTCTAGATATTTTTATCCTAATTTCAATATCACAGGATATTATCAAGGATACCAAGTATTATATAGCAGATTTAATAGATGTTTAGGCCTTTCAGAGGGATATACTCCTAAACCTGTTGGTACTGTTTATTTATATGCGACTAAATCTTATTTTTATATAGTTACTTCTTTTGGGTACACTTATGCTGGTCCTTTCTATGGTTCTACCTTTATATATAAAGCCCATACTGCTAATAATTACACTGTATTTCAGGATTCTTGGACTAATTCTGGAGGATTTTTCAATTATGGTTATTCATTTAGTGGAGTAAGTGCAGTATATTTAAATAGTAGAAGCCCGAGTGCTTTTTATCAATATTACGGATCAACAAACTCAAACGTAGCTATAGGTAATAATAGTGGTACTCCATACCAAAGAATAAATACTTATGGAGGTCAATGTTAAAATAAAAAATCAATAAAAAATAAGTACAAATATTTAACCTTAAAAAACGGTCATCCTGCCTCAGGTTCTCAAGTATTATTTATTAAAACAAATATTACTCCAATTGATGGTGGTGAAATTGTTAGAATTCAAAAATCAGTGGAACAAGATGTATGGAATGTTCAATATGTAACTGGTTCATTAGGTTCTCCAGGGCATATAAGTGGCCAAATTGCTAATTTATTATCTCAAATATCATCATCAAATAGCCAATTCGAAGAAACTACTCAAGCTGAATTTGTGAATGCTTATAATCAAGTTAAAGCTAGTTTTGATATTAAAATAGCATTATAATATGGATAAAAAGGTTATATTGATTAATAAAATGGGGTGTATGTTGTGTGAAAGGGTACTATATGAGATTACTCATGAGAGAAAATTATCTTGTAATGAATACCTAGATACAGAATCACCTAAAGTATTTAACGACTTTATCCAACTCTTCCAAATTAACCGCTTCCCAGTAATCCAAATAGATGATGGAGTAAAATTTATTACTATTCATCGTGATGATAAAGCAACTATTGAGAGCAAACCAGATATGGAAATCATATTTTGCTCTACTATTGAGGAAATGATGGAAGCATTTGACGAAGCATTTGCAAGATAAATTTGGAGTCCATCCTAGCAGGACGTATATTTATATATAATTAAATACGTTATGCTACAAGCCGAAGAAATAAAACAAAACTGGGACACGTTCCTATCAATAATTGAGGACCATATCACTGGCGAACGCAAGGATAAGTTACTCGAATTTTATAAGCAATACGAAGACAGATTCGTGTTGCTTCCTGCTTCTCATAAGAAAGCTTATCACAACTGTTTTCCTGGTGGTTATATAGACCACGTAATTAGAGTAGTTGATGCCGCTCTTAAATTAGATACCGTTTGGAGAGAAATGGGTATGGTAAATACTTACACAACTGAAGAGTTAGTGTTTTCCACCATTAACCATGATTTAGGTAAATTTGGTACTTTAGACCAACCATCAGTTTTCGATAATGACAACGATTGGGAAATTAAAAACAGAGGTGAATTATATAAGTTTAATACTAATATTACTTACATGTCTATCCCAGATAGAAGTTTACACTTACTATTCTCAATTGGTGTTACAATGAGTGAAAACGAATACATTGCTATCAAAACACATGATGGAATGTACGACGACGCAAATAAGTCTTACTTACTATCTTATATGCCTGAAACTAAACCACGTTCATCTTTACTTTATGTTCTACATCAAGCTGATATGATGGCCGCTCGTATTGAATACGAAACAGAGTGGTTACCAAAACTAATGAGTGGTAAGTCTTCAAAACCTACTCCTAAAAAAGAATTTACACTTAATAAATCAGGTCAATCAGCCCAAAAACAAAAAGCACTTAAAACAATGGGCAATGACAATTTAGCTAACATATTAAAAAATATATAACATGATTTGGGGAATTATAGCTGTTGCCCTTTGGGTAGTAACAATCGTAGGTTACGTAATTCGTAATTTAATGATTCAAAATGAAAAACTTACTCGCTTAATAGAAGAAAGAGATATTTACATTAATAATATTGATGAAGTAATTGAAAATATTGAAGCACGCCTTCGTGAAATTGATCTTAAAGGCACATTTGCTAGTGATGATGAAGTTGGATTTTTCTTTACTAGTCTAAAACAAATGTCTCAAACACTTAACGTATATAAACTTAGAAAACAATAATGGCTAAAAATAGTATAGACGAATTATTAAAAGAAGAAACCGTCGCCCTCACAAAACGAGGTACTGTGCGTAAACGCAAACCAAAAGAATCAATACAATATTTCACTTCAGATACTGAAGAAGCAATTTTGGAATATTTAAGAACTAAAAGTCCTGCTAAACGTAACGAAATATTTAACAGCAGGATTAATTATGCTTTTCATAAGTTGGCTGAAAATATCATCCATACTTTTAAGTTTTATTATACTGAAGTAAACACAATTGATGAACTTAAACATGAGGTAGTAGCATTTTTACTTGAAAAATTACACTTATACAAGCAAGATAAAGGTAAAGCATATTCGTATTTCGGTACAATTGCTAAACGTTACTTAATTCTATATAATAATGCGAACTATAAGAAGTTGAAGGAAAAAGCCGAGGTTGAAGCTGTAGACGAGGATAAAACAATATTCATTGATTTAGTTAATGAAGAACATAATAATCTTCCTATCAACAAGTTTATTAATTTATTTATTATTCACGTTGATAAAAATTTATGGAATTATTTCCAAAAGATGATGATGCTCGTACAGCAGACGCCATTGTTGAATTATTTAGAAAACGTGAAAATTTAGATATATTTAATAAAAAAGGTATATACATTTATATCAGGGAAATGACAGACCAGTCAACCCCTCAAATTACTAAAGTAATTAAAAAATTAAAAATAATCTACAGAACACAGCTTTCTCAATATCTCGAACATGATAGATTATTTGATGCCTAAAAGTTTTATAAGACAATATTTATTGTCAAAACGTTCATGGATTTTACTCAAGTAACATTATTCGGGAGTAAGACGTTCGCCGACTTACTTAAAGAAATTTATAATAACTCCAAAGATAAGGAAAAGCAAATTTCTGCTCTAATTCAGGGTTTAAAACCATTAATCGAAAGTCCTGGTGACGCTACCCTCATTGTTCCGTTGATTAAGGAATATATGGAAATAGCCGTTAAAAACGACGAAGCATTAATCAAAATGGCTGGTATTGTTCAACGCGCTATGATGAATGCTGGTGCCAACGAAGATTTACTTTTAAGTGACGCCGATAAGGAAATGTTATTTAAAAGTTTAGACGATTTAGGTTCAAATGTAAAACAAACTGAAATAAAAGAAGCAGATGCCGTTAAGTCCTAATTTTGGAGGTGATGTAAGTGGTTTAGGTAAACGCGATAAACGTGGTTCCAAACCCCAGATTTTCCCTGCTAGGGTAAAGGATATTATACTGCAACCTAGTACAAACCAAAATTCATTATTTGTACAAAATAAAGGATATCCTTCTATAGGTTATATTTCATTTCACCCATTATATTCTGTTGTTGATAGTGAAAATAAAGCTAATTTAGTAGCTGCACCACTTGATGTAAACGTAAGACGTGTACCTTTAGTTAATGAGGTAGTACTTATAATACAATCAACAGATGTATTAAATGAAGATCCCCAAGCACAAAAATATTATTATTTAAGTGGTGTTAATATATGGAATAGTGTACACCACAATGGTTTCCCTGATTTACAAAATTTAAGTGCAACTCAAAAATCAGAAGTATTACTTGGATATTTGAGTACTGAAAATGGTTTAACTAAAAAACCAGATGATTCTCCTAAAGATTTATTTTTAGGAAATACATTCATTGAAAATCCAGAAATAAGAAATTTATTACCTATTGAAGGTGATACTTTAGTTGAAGGACGTTTTGGTAATTCAATACGTTTATCTCATACTGCAATTTCTCCATCTCAATCATTAGTTAGTCCTTGGAGTAAAGCAGGAAACAATACTCAACCTATTACTATTATTCGTAATGGTCAAACTAAAGATACTCCATCTATAAGATGGACTCCAATATTTGAAGATATTGATGGTGATGCCTCATCAATTTATCTTACTAACGGGCAAGAGATTCAAATGGCTCTTGCCTCTAAAAATTTAGCATCATATGGGATAGCAGTAACTCAATCAGCGGCAATTGTAACAATTCCAAATTTTACATTCCAACCTCCAAATAGATCAGTTGTTACAAGTGATGAGGAAGAGTTATTTGAAGCATCTGAACAAACGGAAGAGGTAGAAACACCACCAGCACCCGTTCCTCCTACTAACCCATCAGGATCATCAAATTCAACAACAAATCTACCTCCTCCATCTGCATCAGTATCACCAACAGTACAGGAAACAACACCTACTACTGGTCCCGGTTCTACTAAAGAAAATGCTATACCTGAAAGTCAATTAGGTGCATTAACATGGGCAGGTGAAGAAATAGCATTGGCTCAATTTAGTGAAAATTATTCACAAATAGAAGAAGATGAATCTCAATATTGGGATAAAAACCCTCCAACTATTGCTCTTCCACCTGAATTAGAGAAATTTGTATTACCAACCCCTCCATTAGTTACTACCCCTTCAACAGACGGAACAGGTGGAGTTGGTATAACATCAACACCATTAACACCAGAACAAATAGAAGCTGCAAAAGCAATAGCAGCCAAATCAGGATTAGATATAGTTCCTGGCCAATATACAAACAACTCAGGTCAAAAAATTACTTTAGCATGTGTTGGTAGTCAAACATTAGAGTTAGAAGCTGCTAAAGCATACTTAGTAATGGTAGCTGCTGCTAAAGCAGATGGTGTTAATATTCGTTTAAGTAGTGGATTTAGACCTCCATTAGAAGCTATTAATGTAACAAGTTCTAAAGGAGTAAAACTTACATTCACCTCTCAATATAATCTAAGAACATCAGATAGATGGACTGGAAAGTGTGGTGCATATAATGATAATGCTAGAAGGACTGCTGGAGCAAGCTGTTTCCATCCTGCAACCGCAGCTCCAGGAAAATCACTTCATGGAAATGGGGTTGCTATTGATATCAATACTGGTGGATTCTCATCCACCCTTCCAGGTACTGGAGCTTTAACTCCAGTATATGTTTGGATGGCTGTAAATGGTTGGAAATATGGATTTGTAAGAGCCGTTAGATCAGAAACATGGCATTATGAATATTGGCCAAGTTTAGCGAAAAAAGGTCCTTATGTTAAATTATCAGGAGGAAAACCAGATGCTAACTATCAAAGAGTAATGGCATTTAAAGGACAAAATATTAACTTAGCACAAATAACAGTATAAAATGGCATACGTACCAGAATTTCCATATAAAGGTGATCAAGCAATTATAACATCGGGGCGAGTATTATTTAATGCTAAGGATGATTCTGTATTATTTTTTGCTGCTAAATCAATTGGATTTTCATCTGCAGGAAGTATTCATTTTAATAGTGATGATGTGTGTATTGTAAATTCACCTAAAATTTATTTAGGTTTAAATGCAACTGAACCATTAGTTAAAGGAAATAGATTAGAACAATATTTAAAAGATTTAAATACATCTTTAGGAATTGTTGGGCAAGCAATGTCTAAAGCAGTAGGTGTTCCTAAAGGATCTCCTTTTATTTCATTAAATACTGCGGGGACTGATTTATTAAAGACAACTCAAGAGTTATCTACTAGAACCACTCAATTATTATCAAAACAAAACTTTACATTATAAATGGCACTAAGTGGTTTCTTACAAAATGCTGCTAATAAATCTGTATCCACAAGTAAGGATATCAGTAAGAAAGTGAATAAAGGAATCACTACGGTAGATGCCATTAATCAAATCGATATTTGTAATTTAATATCTTATTTTTTAAACCAAGCAATCCCATCAGGTTCTAATATTGAAAAAGCATTTCAGGATTTAAAAAAAGTAGCAACTGATTTACTTCAAAAAATTGAAGATGCTGAATCAGATCTACTTAACACACCCTTTAAAAGAGGTTCAGTAGCACCAGATGCTATTCCTTTAACAGGTTCAATGACTGGAAGTGGTAATACTCCTAGTAGCTATAGTAGTAATCCATCCACATCAAATACCGTTTCAGGTAGTTTACCAGCTTATGGTGGTGGTGGAACATTCAATACTCCTCCTGCTCCTACTTCTGTATCTTCATCAGTTTCAAATGCTGGTACTTCAGCAGGTCAAGGATTAACACTAGATCAATCATTAGAAAAATTAAGAGCAGTAAAAGGTATTATTTCAAGTATCAATATTCCTCCATTTTTACTCAGAATAATTCCAGGAGGGAAAAATATATCTGATTCCATACAAAGACTTACTACACAAATTCCAGATAATATTAGTAATTTCCCTAATCAGGATCTTCAAAAAATATTTACAACATTTACTGAAATAAAAACATTACTAAATGGAATTTCTCAAG